CCGGATTCATAGACCCGACTCAAAATGCTATCCTGGCGTTGCGAACCGACAAGGAATCCACCGGCCTGCGGGAGACCTTCGCCAATGCCGGTTGGGGCTGCCTTTGCCGCTTTCGCAGCGGGAAGAGAACCCACGAACGCATCGCCCATCGCACCGGCCAGCGAGAATCCGCCCTCGTTGCTCGGGTCATTGCTACGCAGCGACAACAGACGTTCATCCATTACGCCGTCACTTGTGCGCTTCACGGCCATCAAGAATTCACCCATCGATTTGTACGGGTTACGGTCGTTGGCCTTGTCCGCCTCATCTTCAGTCACCGCAACGTGCCCGACCTTATTCTTTGCGGCGGCATTTGCGGCGGCGAGCAATGCGTCACGCTCATCAGTGAGCGCTTGGATCTCCGCGGCTTCCGCTTCATCGGTCTCCAGCGCCATGATATTCTTTAGCGCTTTGGCCTGATTAGTGTACTTGTCGGCTGCTTCCAGATCACCATCTTCAATGGCTTTTCTGGCTGCGGCCAAAAGCTCTTTATAGCTCATGTTCTGCCTCCAACTCTAGTAGGTCCAGCTCTATGGTTAGCGCCTTTACAGTTTCAGCATCCGCATTCTGCACCGGCGATGTACGGTCGCCCTTCGGCAGCAATGCCCCAAATGCTTCGTCTGTTTCGGCCAAGTTATTTTCAGTCTCAAACCCAAGCGCTTTGAGTACCGGCACGGCGACAGCGTATTGGTTCGCTGGTCGTTTGCCCGTACTAGTTTCAAAAAGGCTCAGTTCAGCCACGGGCCACTCTCGAATGTGGCCGTCTTCATCCTTGCGCATCAAGTGGCCGATTGTGCCGGACGATGCCCTTGCAAGCCCCCGCTGCGCATCTTCCCAAACTCGCCTAGCGAGTTCGCTGGCCTTGTCTAGTGCAACTCGGTACCACACGCCATCGTCCCGTTGTTCTGCGCTGATGGCCTTGCCGATATATTCAGGCGAATCGGCCATCATGCCGCCGTCGTTGCCTCCGTGATAGTAAGCAACAGCAGGTAACCCGTACTTGTCCAAATGCAAATTAGTTGTTGCGTCAAAATATTCGCCATCCTCGTCACGGTCTAATGGCGATCCAAATGGAACGCCCAAAACATCCAATTCCCAATCGCCAACGGCCTTGACTGTTGCAGATTTCGCCGCGGTCCATTCGCGTTCCACTTTCTGCCAGGTTCCATAGTCAGACACAGCGACTTTCTCGGCCCCGTCCTCAGTCATCTCCACAGCGTAACCCACACGCCAGAACGAGCCGCCCATTTCGATGATAGCGTGGTCTGGATAGATTTCCTTCACGTAGGCATCGACCGGCGTTAAAATGGCCGCTTGAACGGCTGCCATTTGCTCGGTTAGGGATAGTGCTTTGAATCCGCTCATTTGAGCACCTTGTCTATCACGTTTTGGAAATCCTTCACGATTGCCGGTCTATTTTGCTCGATAACATCTTCGTCAGTTTGCCAACGTCCCTTATGCATCCATGCTTGGAACTGATGCGATTGAACCCACGGCGCATAACTCGTGTTAGTGCCGACAATGCCTGTCAATCCGCTTCGTGTCTGCGTAACCTTCACCGTCCAACTGCCGCCCAAATCCTCGCTTCGTGGGTCTTGCCCTCGGCGGTAGGTCTGGCCCGCTCGCGTCGGTGGATATACTTTCATCTCGGCTTGAATGCGTCGCATACTGCGTTCCATCGGCGGGCGAAATGTCGCCATTGCCGCCACCTTGCCGAGCTTGGCTATTAATTCGGTAACACCTTTAATCTCAATGCTTGCCATTATGCGATGGTTTTCTTTTGATCTTTTATCGGCTCAAACAAAATGCCTTTATCGCCCGGATACGAAGTGAAATGTTTGTTTTCTCCATTCAAAAAAATATCGGGGATTTTCTTTGGAAATGCCTTGCATTGTGCAACGCCTAATTTTTTGTGCATGCACAATGCACATGAAGATAAATTCCTTTCATATTCACCGTTAGAAACAAATTTGTCATTCATTTATGGCAGTTCCTCAATTTGAATCACTGTTCTGGTTAATGGTTTTCTGCTAACAGAACTTCTATATTGTTCTTTGCTCATGCCTATTACTCGGAATCTAGTTCCGGGCATCACTATAGCCTCTAGCTCATCATGGCGATTTGATGCACTAGCAATAAACCTAGCATTCTTTGAGTCAATTTCATAAACAAATTGACCAAACCCCTGAGAAACATTTGATGATAGACTCGTGGAGCTTGGCGCATCCCATTTTATAATTGTTCCAACGGATCTCCTCAACTCATTCTCAAACATTTCATCTGGAATTGCGTATCCTGGCTGGATACCCCGATACAAAACCCCATCAACTTTTGGAGCTTTATCTATCGCTTGCAAGAATAATGATTCATCAGCTCCAATTTCATTATTTGCGATATTGTTGCGAATAGATGAATATTTTGTTTTGCTCCACCCATCTACTATAGACTTTTCATCCGCTGTTAATTCTTTGGCCCATTTTTTACCAGCTTTGTCTAATTTTTCTGTGTTTTCTAGTCTACCTTCGCGAATTTCTCCACTACCAGGAAGGCGACTTCGATCTACCTCATACACGACCGGCGCAATTGTACACCTACAACCAGGATGCGCTGGCGGCACTTCAAACGTTCGCTTCTTTAGCTTCTGCCGCAAATCATCCGGCAATTCATCAAAGAATTTCCCTTTGTCCAGGCTTACAATTTTACCGTTTAGGCTGCCGCAATACGGACAAACAATCTCATCGTTGCGAGTGAGCCAGCGCATCGCCTGAACAACACCAGACTCTTTGTATGCTATCCGTTCGCCCTCGGCTACTGCTCGTGTGACTTCCGTCCTTGCAATCAACTCCGCTCGCTGTGAACGGTTGCGCCCGTATGCACCTGGTACACGCTGGGCGATGTCATCACGTAGAGCCTGGATCGGTTTTTCGTTCTCAATCCATCTTGTAACCGCATCCCCGACAATCTTATCGTTGGTTACATTCAACTCTTGCATCAATGTGTTTGTGTGGCTTGTCGCCCATGCGCTAGCGTCTGTGTTTGCTAACGTGTAATCAAACCCAACGCCCACATCGCCCAACTTGTCTATGGCTATATTCGTGCCGAGGTCCGCGCCCGATGCCAACGCATCCTGTAATACATCCTTAAATCGTAGCGACTCATTGCGTAATTGCTCCGCTATATACTCGGCTTCCGCAAAGTGAATGTTCGGTAGAACCCTTTGCACCCAATCGAACAGACCCACGCGTAACTTACGCTCCGCCTGCCGCTCTGCTGACATACGCTGATCGAATATCTGTTCCGTAGATGCTTTAGTATCGTCATGGGTATGATTCCCAACCCGGAAAGGGCGCATCCTCGCCGTTGGCGTCCTCCAACAATGATTGCAACTCGGCCCGGCTCAAAATGTCCGACTTGAAATTATCAATGTCTGGATTCGTGCGCTTGCTGGCCCATCGCTCAAACGTTGCAATCTCCGCGGCTTTGGCCTCGTCCTCTTCTGGCTCTGCGGCTACCGGCTGAACCACTACTGGCGGCTCTGGTTCCGGTTCCGGTTCCATTGCGTCTAGATCGGCATAGTCCATGCCCTCCGGTAATTGAATCCCGAGTATCGCACTGGCAACCGCAAGCGAATAGCCAGCATTAACGTACTGTACCAGTGCCTGTGCCCGTTGCTCTTCGTCCTCCTGGAATACGCTCAGTTCCTGCGGCTTGAATTTGAACGATAAACCGATGGGACCGAATAGTTGATCGTTTAGTTGCCGTTCGATCAGTTCCGCTTCTGGCACAATTGTCTTGCGGTAATAGGTGACATCGTCATGCTGGGCAGTGGCATAGTTGGCTGCATTGCTCATGCCGATGCTGTGCGGGATTCCAAGCGCCGTGAGAATATCTTCCCGTTTCTCTCGGGTCAGTTCGGTGTTGTTTAGTTCGCCAACTCCCTCGCCAACCTGTGTAACTGTGGTTTCACCCCGGATCACCTCGGCGCTGAATGCGTTATTGACGCCACCTGATAGTCGTTTCCACCAGCGCTTGATAATGTCCCGGTCTGTATCGCTGGTGTCGAGGTCGATGTTGAGCACAGAGGCTTTTACCGCTCCACGATCAAAGAATGCAGCGGTGAACGTATCCGTATTCGAGATCACCTTGGCCGCGGCCAGTGCCGCAAGTGCCGGTGATTTTCTGGGCTGAGTTTCCCGTTTACCCTTTAGCCAGACGTAGGCCACATCCTCAACCGGGAGCATCAACTTTCGTGTACCTATGCGCCGCTCATAATATTCGATGCCATCCGAACCCCACATTGCCGTCATGCTGTCTGGGTCGAGCCAGCGCACGTTCAGCACGCGTACATTGTTGCGCTCTTGATGCCAAAATGCTTCTGAGGACAGACATAGCGATTCCTCAGTGCGCCAGATGAGTTCTATCAGGTCGCGAAACGGCTCCATGTCCGGCGGCATCTCTGGGTCTTCATTCGTCCAGACCTCGTTATCGTTGCGCATCACAGCCCAAGGCAGACTGGCGATGTCGTTAGCCCGGATTGCCACGCCCCGATTGAGAAACGCCACAGCCGCGTATAATTCGTCCAACGCAGTATCGCCCGCTTCGCCCTGAACGGTCCACGCTTCCGGCGGTAGATTCTGCATCGGGATGGCTTTGATGCCATCGTATAAGTAAGATTTCGCTGGCATGTAATGACCCTGTAATAGAAAAGTCGCTATACCCGTAAGTATAGCGACTCTAGAACAGCTATTCTATTGCACAAGTGTTGAGTTATCTGATTTCTACAAAT